TACATTTTTATATGAGTCTTCGTTGAGATCCTTACGTTTGTCAAGTGATAATTTAAGAGCCTCAATCGAAGGAGCCTCCTTGTAATTTTCTACATATTCACTAAAGGTAGAAAAAATACGCTCATGGTTCGAGTCGTCAAAATACTCGCCCTTTACATAAGGATAAACCTTTCGGTAATATTCCTCGTTGAAGATTAAATTTGATAAAATAGACTTTTCTAGCATGTTGTCCCTATATTATAAAAAGATAGGTGGTGACAAAAGCCACCACCGGTTTGTTTTATAGTACCTATAATATCATTAATTATAGGAAAAGTCAACAGGTTTATTCAACAACCTCAACAATATCATCTTCACCCATGATACTGCCCGAGGCACCTATTGTAAATAATTTTCTAATATATTCTTTAAAATCAGTTTTTGCAAACATCATCTGCCAGAACTCTTCATTATTATTTACATCTTTTGCTCTCATTAGTTTGTCTGATATAATTTCACCAGTGGAGGGATCCACCGCTTCATACCAACCAACTTTTGGTTTACGAAGGTATCCACCTTTTTCGGCCACATCCATAAGACCTGACCATTTGACGATACCACCTTCCCAGGATACTGAAATTGGGATCTTGGATTTCTCTTTTACATGGCGAGATTTTTCAATATTAATTACAAAATGATAACCTTGAATTTCCGTACCAACCTTGTCCTGTTGGCGACCAATAATCCAAATGGCATCTGCTGAGTAATAAATCCCTGTGCCGCCTGAAACGATTGCCTTAGGGAACAAGCCAATCTCTTGGTATGTGTGGTTTACGGCAATGAGTGGAATATCCTTAAGATTAAGATGTGGTGTAACAATACGGAACAATGATTTGAGTGACTTAGCCCGAGACATATCGGCGACACTCTTTTCGTTCATTGCATCCTCAACCTCTTTCTTAGAGGCAAGGTTACCCACAGAATCAATAATAACAATTACATGATCTTTTTTCTCAATCTGATCTAATTGATTACTAATATCAAATTTAAGTTCCTCAACATTAGTAATTGGTGTATGCACGACACGGTCCATATCAATACCAAATGTTTCAAAATAGGCTTGAGGTGTTCCAAATTCTGAATCATAAAATAACAAAACCGCATCGTCATATTTTTTCATGTATGCTGATGCAGTTAAGAGTGCAAATGCTGATTTAAAATGTTTTGATGGTCCAGCAAGCACCAGCAAACCTGGGCTTAAACCACCATCAGGATCACCTGATAGGGCAACATTCACCATAGGGACCGGTGTTGTTGCCATTTCTTTTTTACCAAAAACCGTCGACTCAGTAAGTTGAGCCGTCATTTTAATTGTGCTGTTTTTGACAAGTTTGTCTAATAGACTCATAGTTAACTCCCATTCATAATTTCATAAAGCTTGTCGGCAAAAGCATCAATCTTTTCGTGGCGATTAGGCCAGTAAATATAATCCTTTTCAGGATTTGCCTTTAGATTATTAAGAAGTGGAATAATTGCATTATAAACAAGTTCTGCTTTTGCGCTTGTGGATTCTACCTGAGCAGATAGTTCCTCTGATTTTTCAGTTGCAGTTCGTACAACCTCAAGCTCATCAGCATCTACTGCAGTAAATCCAAAATCAAAATCTAAAATATCTTCTGATACTGTTGACATGTTTTTCTCCAATAAAAATAAGAGGGCCCAACTATTTGAGCCCTCTTAGGTGATTACTTAATTATGAGCGTGCAAGTTCTTTGAAGATTGACAAATCGTCATCATCGTCATCGTTCATGGACATATTCACGGGTGCCGGTGCGGCTTCAGCTGAAGCCTGTGTGTTACCCATATTGCTCAAGTCCAAATCATTGTCCGTAGTGGACTCTTCCATCCGACTAGATGCAGTTGGTCCTGCATCTTCTGAAAGATCAAGAACTCGGTACAATTTTGTTTTGAGTTCAGAATATGATTTGAAGTTTTTAGGATCTAGTAATTCCTGGAGAGAATGCTGAGATTTCCAAGTAGCCTCTAGTTTGTCATCATCATCAAATAATGATGTCGGTCCATCAAACTCTGATTTGTCATAGTTAGGATAACCTTCGAACTGACGAATTTTCAGACGGAAGTTAGCACCTTCCCATAGATCAAATGGGTTGACTGGTTTCTCATCCTCAAATGATGGGTTCATTAGATCATTGAGTTTATCAAAGATTTTTTTACCAAACTGATAAAGGAATACTTTACCATCGTTTTCTGGGTTAGCAGAATCCTTGACCACATAAATGTTTGCCACATATTTCAGTCGACGTTTTTGTTTACGTGCAAGGTCCTTGTCTGATTCCAGGCCAGAGTTCCATAATTTGGAATTGTACTCGGAGACTGGATCATCCTGACCAAGAGTTGTCAGTGAGTTCTCAATGTACCATTGACCGTTAGGTCCTTGGAAACCGTGATCCCAGATACGTACGAATGGCATTTCCTCACCTTGAGGAGGTGGAAGGAAACGAATAATTGCAAAACCGTTACCGGCCTTATCACGGGTCGGTTTCCAGAATTTACCCTCGTTCGGGTCGGAGTAAGATTTTGTGGTGATTTTATCGAGTTGAGCGTTCAGTTTGTCTAGTGACGAAGAACGGTTCTTTTTTAGTGCGTTGAAATCCATAGTCATGGTTTTATTTCTCCTAATTTTGCGTTATATAGTATTTTATTGCGGTTTATATCTTCATTAAAGGAATTGATCTTTGACATATGTCTTGTACCTATTCCAATCAAGATCCAAGAAAGGTTTATACTTCCTTGATTTTTTCATTATATCACGTGACACAACTTTGTCAACAATTTTTTTGTCCCAATAAGGAAAAATATTTGCCAAGTGTGTCATGATGGTGAATGTTTCTAAGGATATTTTTTTCTGTAGCATCATAGTCATTATATGTGGGTGTTGCCCATCACGAACTACAAAATTATCTTCATATTCATCCAACATAGTATTTATATCACTCTTGAAGATATATCCTAACGAGTCCATTCTTTTTTTCCATTTTATATAGCGATTGTGTCCCTCCTGCTCCAGTATATCACGTACCCATATATCTGGCTTTTCAATCATATTAGCCAGAATTATATTTTCATAATCGTCTTTTCTTGCCAGTTTCAGAAAGAAAAACGAATCATTTCTCGACTGAAACGAATCAATCGAAGCTCTAACTTTTCCATTGTATTTGAAATAATCATACGAGTCTGTAGTAAAATGTCTTTTAAAAGCAAGATATTTTACATAAGCACTGAATGATTCCTCATTCGCAAATGTCGGTGAGGTCATTTTCATCTTTTTTCACCATTCTCAACTGAACTGCCTCTGAACGTACTTTTTCCTTAAGTATAGAGGATTTCTTTATTATAGCAGCAATAGTTTCAATTTCAAGTCCATTATTTTCTGCGTATGTCACTAGCGCGTCAATATAAGGAACACCTTGAGAAACCATTGTCGATATTGCATGATGTATTTTTTCAGGTGTCATAGTAACGACCATAAAAACCTATCTCCTATTTGATTGGTAATACTATTACTATATCACGTACTATAAGAAATGTCAACCAATTTCTTCAAAAAGAATTCGATCTACATAATAATCTTTCTTATGCTCTGGAATCCCCATTGCAGCAATTGAACTGTGTAGCTTAGGATTCTTTTTCTGATTTTTGCAATAGTTATTCTGGACCGCCTTTGTATCCAATTTAGTATTCTCGGCAAGAGTTTCCATCTGTAAGAGATAGTATTCCATAAGAGAATATGTCAACTGTGTGAACTGATCCACCTCTTCATTACGAACCGCACCAGCAGCGACCATATGGTTTGAAAAGATTTTTGTGGCCCACGGTGGCAATTTTCTTTCTCGTTTCCAAGACACCCCACCAGTTTGTTCTGCAAAGTGCTTAATCATTGGATGGTGTTGTTTGATAATAGGTGAGAAATCAAAGAACGAACCGCTAATTTTATTCGGCCCTGCAACTACATCACATCCTAATATAGGCAAATCAAGCCCGAACTCTGGAAAGATATTAATATGCAGAAGCCAAAGGTTTCGTTCTTCAATTAGATCTATTGTTTTTAAATGACATTTTCTAATCAATCCTGGCTTTTTCCAAAACTGATCCGACCATCCAGGGAATTGCTCGACTCTATAATCGGGCATAGTTCTTTCCATATTATTGGAAAAAAGTGTCTTTGTGTCGGCCGTAAATTTATTTAATTTTTTTACTATTTCCATATGCTATTCTTCTTCACCATCAGCGACATCATATGGTAAGCCTTCCGCCATTGCATATTCAGTATTAAAATAATATGGAGTGCAATCCAGCAATTCACCAAACATTTGCTCAGCATATTGGAAACAAATGCCAGCTTCTACAGCCATATCATTATTCAACAATTCTCTAATACCAGATTTTAATGTATCAATGTCATCAAAATCATAGAATGTACCATCGCCTGGAACCTTGGTTCTGATAATTTGTCCACCGCTCATATCACCAAAATGGCGAACATATAGGTGAGCCAAAAGACCATTGTTGTCGTTATTTTTCGCAAGATAACCTATATGCTCAACATATTCAATTACCGCTGGTAAAGGTTCATCCCATGGTTCAATACCATAAATGCTTTCTAATTCCGCAATATCTTCCTCTAATCCAGTTTGTCTGAATACAGATTGAAATTCTGTTGGCAATGTCACCGCCTCTTCAAGTGCAGTATAACAAATTAATTGGCTGCAAAGATATTTGTGATAAAGTTCTGGGCTAATTTCACCACCTAGCAAAATTTGAGTAAATTCAGTACGTTCTGCTGATTTGTGATGTTCCCAGGTAAGTTCTTTTAAGTTGTTTGCCATAAAATCTAATTCCTCCAAATTGTGAGTGTTAATTACAAAGTTCGCTCGTGCAACTTTTGAACTTATTTATAAGGTACAAGGGGGCAAGAATCCTGCCCACCTTGTGTGTGTATTTATTCTTTAGAACGAGAACGCAACACCCGTGGATGGGGTCCACTCTTCGCTATCAAGGTTATATGCAGTTTCAGCATACACATCCAAACCTTGTACATTGGTGTAGTAACCACCACCTACATTTTGTAAGCTGTCGTTTTCATCGCCGTTGACAAAACCTGTAACACCAAATACAGTTACATCTGTTTCATAAGCAAAGGTTTCGGCACCATAAGTAAAAGTAGTTCCGATGCTAGCCTCAGTACCTGCGATGGAACGAGTTGCTCCGCCAAAGCCCATGTAGATAAATTCCTCTGAATCTAGGTTATAGTCCAAACCTACACCGATGTCAATCCCGGCTGCATCCATGCCATATGTAGCTTGTACATTTTTTACGTCAGTCACATCAGCTGTCATATCAGTAAGACCAACCATAATGCTTGCGCCATATGCACTTGCGATTAGACTTTCACCATCATCAGCTGGATTGGCCAAAGTTGTCCCGCCTGCGTTTTCTGTGATTCCACCAAAGTCACCTAGCAAGTCACCCTGATCACCAAATGAGAAGGCAATATCTCCTGTTGACATTCCCACATGCCACGAATCAACCTCTACAGTATCTCCGTTCATTGCAAATCCAATGCCGGCATTTCCTGCCATTGCATCAACACCAAGTTCTAGTGTTTGGTTGGCAACAATATCATCAGCTGCGTTTTGTGTAAAGTCCAATTGAATTTCACCAGTGACATCCGCGGCAAAGGCAGTAGAGGTCATCAAAGCCATCGCTGCTGTAGTTAAAAATAGATTTTTCATCCTTGAAAATCTCCTTGTGTGTATTAAGAAAAATAAAGACCCGTCAGTACTGACGAGTCATTAGAATAAAGTGTCACTTTTCTGTTCCGAGGCAAGTGACCAGCCCGTCAGCTTATGCCGCTAGTGCGTAACCTGAAGGTGCAACATTATCGTTTGCATTTAGTTTGTTTGGCCGAATGTCGTAAGCCACCACGGTAATCTACTCTCATCTCTACACACCTGTCGATCCTAGTTCAGCCCCATCATAAACACACTGTTGCTCAAGGTTGCGACCCTTTATAGACTTACTGACGCTTGCACGTTCTCAGTGTGTTTATGGTGGAGCTGTCGGGAATTGCACCCGAGTCCAGTCCATGCGTTGAATCGTATCAACGATTACATAGTATTTATGATGTTATACATCAAAAGTCAATATATAACATCATTATGTGACCTATAAGTCACATGCAGTTGCTTCAAATTTTGCAACCATGTCCTTCTTTTCCAACAGAAGTTTTTCCAAAGAGTAAAGTGCCGCATATTTCTCATCGCTGGCACCTTCGTTAAAGGCGATTAATGCAGATTCAATAACATCAATATCAGTCATAAGTTCAGTCATAATAAAGTCTCCAAAAGAGTTGTGTCAGTGGTCTCGGTGGAGAGATTCGAACTCCCGACCCTTTGGTCCCAAACCAAATGCGCTACCAGACTGCGCTACACCGAGTAATCATTTTAATTTATGCTACCTCATAGCCTATTACAGTTTCTACATATCCATTACCATACTCATCCGCAATAGCCAACATGATCTGCTCACGTGGTTCCGTATCCATATTATCGATTTTTGCGACGGCACCATCGATGTCATCCGAATTAATCATCCATTGTACTGCTTGGAAATCAGATAGATCATCCTCATATAGATCGGCAAGGCCTGTACCTTGTGCTTCTACAAAGTAGCTGTGAGTTTGATCGATAAGTTTCTGAATAGACATGTTAGTTCCTTTGTTTTCACCTTATAGTATTAATATACACCATCTATAGCAAATGTCAACCATTTATTTGCATTTATTTTCATTTTTTTCCTATGAGATTTGAAGTTCTTTGAATTCAGCTTCAACTTTACAATCAGGATATTTTCTATCAAGATACATTAGTTCTTCAGATGTTGAATAACCAGAATATTCTTCTGACTTATGTAGAAGTTTTCCTTCAGGAGATGTGACTGTGATTTCATAGAATCTTTTAAACATTTCCATTGTGTATCCTTTCTGTTTATAGTACTAATATATACCATCCAGAGCGAATGTCAACCATTATTTTAATTTTTTTATAAATAAAATTTGTGCAAGTGCATAAAAAACATAATAAAAAGGAGGTTGCACAATGGCTGCAAAGAAAACGATTGATGCGGATGCTGTAGAAGGAGTTGACGCAAACGGTGACGGACACATTTCAAAAGAAGAAATGAACATGCATCTAGAATTCAAACGGAGAGAACTAGAAGATCAAGATGCTCAAAGGGATGCCATGCGTAAAATGACATGGTTTGCATTGTTTGGAATGTTGCTCTATCCAGCTACCATTATGTTTACAGCTTATCTAGGACTAGACGGAGCCGCAGGTATTGTGGGTGATATTGCGCCAACATACTTTGTTGCTATTTCTGCCTTGGTATCAGTATTCTTTGGTGCGAATGCATATTCTGCCAAAAAATAAGTATTGGAAGGGTTGGCTTAAATATAAGCCAACCCTATCATTGCTAACAGCATGAATGCAATCACGATGTTTTCCAAAAAAGAATGATTCCAGAATAGCATTCTGTAAAATAAAACTTTTATTAGATTCATGCTACCTCCAATACAGTTTCCTTATGCTCTGCTCTGAATTTATTTAATTCAGAATTAGTTGAGTGAACCTTTTCCAAAATTGAATGAGGTAGTATCTGCAATAGAGCACTCACATCCTTAGGGAAACAAGCTCCACCATAACCCAGACTTCCTTCATGATTAGGTGCTGCCATCATATCAGGACCAATACGCTCAAACATACCAAGAGTAGCAGTCAGTGACTTATAGTCAATGCCCTCTGGCAAATTTGCATAGAGTTCATGAAACCATGCAACCTTTGTTGCCAACCATGAATTGTGTACATATTTAATCATACTTGCGGTTGCTCTATCTGTAAATACAGATTCGATAAACCTACCTAAGACTTTATAAGAGTCTTCAAACAAATCAGCCCACCACATTGTATCCGCAAGGCTGTTGCCTTTATCGGCTGATCCAAAAATTTGAAACTCTGCTGCCTTAAAGTCTTCCATTGCACACCGTTCACGAAGAAACTCAGGATTGTAAACTACGTTCTTTGGATAGTCTGCAATATTATCCATCGTTACTGTGCTTTTTAAGAGAATACGCTTTTTCGGGCCCATCTTTTTAAAGAGACTTCGAACAATGGAATCATCACAACGACCATCATCTCCCATAGGAGTAGGGACTGCAATTATAATTCCGTCTGCCTTGCTGATAGCAATCTCTGGTATTGTATCAGGATATTTTACGGGATCAACTCTAATTACCTTAGAGCCAGTCATTTCCAAAAACTCAGCTGTTGTGCCGCCAACAAAGCCACAACCAAATACTGCAATTGTTTTCATGTTTTTTTCCTCACTTTATTAATAACAAATCTATTTAGAAGCCTGCTAATCTTTTAAAAATCGCAGAGTATATACCTTTCCATCAGTTTTAAAAGTAACCTCACTGTGGCTATATTCTGTTACAGTAGAAGTTTTCCATGTAGTCACATAATCACAATGTGTGCTTTCCTTATAGCCAACGATAACATTTTTACCTTGTTGTGAACCTTTATCAGCACCAATAAGGCCACCCATTACTGCTCCTGCTGCGGCACCACCGTCGTCACCTGTAACACTTTTGCCAATTACACCACCAAGGATCATACCTAGCAATGCACCACCGGCTGCGTCACCTTCTGTTTGCTGTCTCTCATACACAGGCACCTCAACTTTTCGACAACGTCTTTCCTGTAAAGGAGTACTCTGCTCAATGTCAATATAGACATCACGAACCTTGGCAACGGTATCCGCAAATGCAGGTGTACATATGGATCCTGCCAAGGCAAAAGCAATTAATTTATTTTTCATTTTTTCTTCCTCTGTAATCCTTCTCGGACCAATAAATAAAGTTGCACATTAATATTACTATAACCCATTATGATTGGTATGTCAACAAAAAATGCGTCTTCATTTATTAATCCCATTTCTCTTTGTAGTTTCCGGTTGTGAGCAATTAGAGCTGGAGAATCCTACTACGGACTCAATCAAAACAGCTCGAGAGTTTTTACACTCTAGCGAAACTAAGGACCGAGCAGAGTTAAAGCAATTTCTTGGTTTAGATCCAGTCCGATATGAATGGTGTGCTGCATTTGTAAATTCTGTACTAGAGGTTAACAATATACCAGGATCTGAATCTGTTAGTGAACATCCCTTGATGGCAAGAAGTTTCTTGCTCTGGGGTGAAAAAGTATCTGAACCAGAACGAGGAGACATCATTGTGTTTCCAAGAGGCAATTCAGAATGGCAAGGCCATGTAGGGTTTTATATTTCAACATATTCAGTCACTGGTATAGAGTATTATGTTATTTTAGGTGGTAATCAGGATGATAAGGTGAGTTACGAACTCTATCCCTCGGCCAGGGCCTTGTCTATTCGTAGACCTCCAGCCCAGTAAAGCCTTCTTGAGTCCAGCCACGAGCCTCAGCATAAGCTTCAACTATATGACTGTAGTGCATGCTCCCCCAAACACCAGTAGCTTTTGCCCACTTGCCCATGTCTGATTTAACTTCAGCTTGCATGTCGCCTTCGCATACATATGGTTCAATACGGCGCTGTTCTTCTTCCACAAGGATCATATCTGCTACCCACTGACGTTTCATTATACTGCCTCCATTCCAAGATAATCAGTTTTAAGAACTTGCAAGCGATCCCAAGCAATGTTTAGATCATAATCGTCAGCCAGTTTGTCAAGGCATTCGGCAATATATGAAGCTGAATAGTAACCACAGTCAAGGTTCATATCAGCATCTACAAAGTTCCAATTGATAGAACCATCGGTATTGATGTTCTCGGGGTTGTCAACCGCACGGTCGAAAGATTCCACAACATCTGCTTTGATCATTGAGCCGTCGTTTAAATGAGTAATTCTTGACATTTGGTTTTCCTTTATTTACCTTATACTATTAATATAACACCTGCTAAGCAAATGTCAACCATTTTTTTACATTTATTTTAACTTTTTTTACGAAGGTATCTACCACGGCCAGCATAACCAACTTTTTGAACTGCTTCCAACGGATTGGTTGCTTCAACCTCAGCCAGATAGCCCTCAACAGTATAGTTTTCTACCAGACATTTAACCCAAGATTTCCAAGGTTTTTGTCCATATTTAAACCGAGCAATAAATGCAGGTTTGACTTTGCCTATCCATGAAGGGTGGCAGTCCGGATGAGCTTCGTTCATCAATACTGAACCTTTGTAGTCGCCTTTGTACATTAAGTACATTCCGTCCCACTGGAACAATTCTTTTTCAAACTTAGTCATATCATCACCTTTTGTTATCATATATACATAATAACACAGGTAGTAACGAATGTCAACCATTTTTTTACATTTATTTTAACTTTTTTACTCTCTCTGTGGCCAACCAACACCAGTGTAGTACTTTAATGCTGTATTCAAGGCATCCAGGGTATTAACCAACCACATATATTCTACATCCTCATCATCTGTGAGCCCTACCATTTTCATTTTTTCTTGTAGCTGGGTGAGATCACCATCAATAATCTCGGCATCACTTTTAAGCCTTTGAGCTACAATCTCATCCAAAACAATATCTTCAATTTCAACTTGCATTTAAGTTACCTCCACCGTGGACCTTCCATCCAGCATACCAATGCCTTACGAGATCCTTTTGTTAATTCTGTTACCCTATGTTTCATATAGGAAGGGAATACAATTACTAATCCTTTTTGTCTTTGTTCAAGCAGTTGTGCTGGAGACATAGCTTGAAGCCCTTCAAATTCTAAATCGCCACCTTCGTACTCATCAGAATCTGATAATTGTATTGACATGCTTAGCTTTCGATCATGCATCAATTGGCTACCCCAGTCAACATCAAGGTGCCAATCAAAGTGATCTTGTCGGTCAGCTGAATATTCCGTATATTGCATATCCCACACATAATCGGTATCAAAGCCAAAGACTTCTTTGTTTGCTCTGCGGAAAATATCCGTGACCATTTCATGAATTCTGGGATTTTTTAAAAATTTAATTTTACTTTTACGCATCTCTTCGCTAGGAAGAGCTTCACCTTCTATAGTAGCATCATCTAGGAATTCTGTACCACGGGACGTGATATCATCTAATTCTTTCTCAAGACCTTCAATATTTCGTCTACCGAGTGAAGTTACCCATACTGGTTGTCTCATTATAAATCCTCATTATTTAATCTTCTTTTGTTTGTGTTCTCATTTGTAAGAGAACTTCATCAACAGTTTCAAGTGCTGCATCAATAATTTCTTCGTTTAGCGGTTGAAGCTCACCTTTATACATTGCTATTACAATTGCATCATGTATATTTTCTCGGCATGCTTTTCCACTACGATCTACTGGTCTGTAGGTTTCGTTAGTTAAAATATCCCAAGCCAACCTTCCAGCTATTTCTTGAATATCATATTCTGACATATACCCTCCTGTATCTCTATAGTACTATATATCAATACAGGAGGAATGTCAACAAATTTATGACGGGTTTATAACATAATGAATCAGTAATACTAACGCAACCGAGGCACCAAGTCCTACCATCATTTTACCAAAGTCTTTAGCGACCAAGGGAAATACTGATTTTGTTTTCTTTTTACCAAAATATGTAGCCATAGCCAATTCACGACCTGCAAGTAACCCAACAAATACCCACGTGGTACTCATAGGAATATCATTCAGTTCTTTGAAAAAGTACAGACATAACCAATAGAACAAGTCAATTAGTGTCGCTGACCGTACATATCGAGTATTATGTTTTTCCAAAACAATCTTCTGGATCTTACCACCTTTTTCTCTAAACATAAAGAATAGGCCAGCAACAAACACAACGCTGATAAACACCATTAGGTCTACAGGAATGGCACGTGGTAGGAATACCGCAATGTTAGCAATATCGTGAGATAACCAAGTAA